TTTTTGTACCGAGTAGTCTTTAGTGATCTCGCCGCGCCCCGGTTTGCCGACGATGGTATTGCGGACCCAAGTAACGCGGGTCTCGCTCAGCCGGCGAAGGTGGCCACGGCGTTTGTGCATGCGTGGGCTCGCGTGAGAGCCATGCGGTCGTCCCACGACCTCGCGCGGTGACGCCATGAGATCGGACACGATGTCGAGCACCTTGTACTCGTAGAGCAGCGGCTTGCCGGAGCGCGCGCGCTTTTTGTTGAGCTTCGACGGAGCCGGAATCGTGGTGTGCGTCACGCGATCAAGCGACAGCCCGAGTAGCAAATGGATCGCGGCGATGCACTCGTCGTTCACATCGCGCTGCGCGCGCCGGAGCCGCTGTTCGAGAGGGAACATGCTGTAGGCATCCTGACCTAGCGGTGTGATGACGACGTCGGTGATGTGGTCCTGCGGCCTGTCCTTCGAGCGGAAGATCGCAACAGCCGGTGGCGGCACCCATAGACCACCCGTCGGCTCAAAATAGCAGATCGGGATGCAGACGAAGCCGATGTCGAGTTCCGGCCGCTCCATGTTGACCTGCGGCCTCGTATTGCGAATCCACTGGTACGTGAACGGAGCCAGCGCAGCGAGCGCCGCCTCCTCGACGTTCAGCGAGATCCGGCGAGTGCTTTGCAACTCACCAGGGAGCATCGTGTTGTGCTTCTCGTAGTCGCACTCGTACTCGGCCGCTATGACCGGATACGGCAGTCGGTTCATGGTTGGCAGGTCCGACATCACGGCCATTTCGTCTTGGTCGAAGATGCGACCCCACTCAGGCAGCAAGAACTTCTCCGCGCGGTTGAGCAGCACGCAGCACTCAGCGGTCATGCTCTTCACATCAGCGACGAGCTTGTCTGATGGGCCGCTAGGACTGAAGGCCCACGACCACTTGGCCAAACTCTCGATGGCATGCGTGCAGTAGTTGCGCGTTTGGATCACCTAGCGATCTCCCTCGGAAGTTCGACCCCGAGCCTGGCGCAGATCGTTGGGAATGACGCGAGCCGCTCGTAGTCTTGAGAGCAGCACTGGCCGATCTGGCTCATGTATTCGTCCCAGATTTGAAGGGCCGTGAACAAGGCGTGCTGGTACGTCCCTTCGCCGAATGGGTTTGGCGCGCGCGAAATGAGCCGCCGCTCCTTGTGATAGTCGGCTAGGCGTTTATCCACGGCCATGGTTGTTCTCCAAAAAAGTGGCCAGCCAGCGCATCCCTTCGCTGACCGGCCGAGTGACCGCCGCTCTAAGCAGCCTTGCGCGTCAGCACGTCCCAATCGTGACGCGGCAGCTCGATGATGTTGCCGCCCAAGCGTTCGAAGTCTGAGCTTCTGTCGTAATCATCGAGATCCTCGGCCGCTCGCGTGACAGCCGCATGCAGCCCGTATCGCGACAGATCGCCGCCCTTGATGAGGTTCGTGAGCACCGAGGACTTCTCGCTCTGGCTCCACGAGAACGTCTTCTGAGCGCGCTCGATGACCTCCACGACGTCGCCCTCGATCTTGTCCGAGCGTGCTGCGACCAGCTTCTTGGTCGTCGCCTCGAACTTCGCGCGGTCGAACGCAGCGCCGACGAGGTCGCGAGCCTGCATCCACAACGCTTGGTCCGTGACGGACTTCGTGCGGTCGGTCAAGAGCGCGTACACGTCTTCGCTCAGCTCGGCGCGGCTCCCGACGTGGTACTTGCGCATTTGCGCGCCGAACACGGCGAGGTTCGTGCAAGCCTTCGTCCAGATGCCAGCCTCGATGCTGAAAGCGCCGGCCCCGATCTCGGAGTTCGAGACCACGATCGCCGGACTCACGGTGTCGAAGATGTGATGCTTGCCGTCGCCCATGTGGAACCCCTCGGGCAGCCCTTCCTCGATCGCCGGATCGACGGCCTTGATGTACAGCCGGCGTTCCGTGATCTCGGTCGAGATGATGAGGAGATTGCGCTGGAGCAGCGTCGGCATGATCGCTTCCGCGAGGTCGCCGTTGTCTAGCGGGCGGTATCGCTCCGATAGCACCGCCCGGACGTGGCCGTCCATCGTGCGGATCATGCGCTTGTCGCTCTGCTTGTCTTGCTGTAGCCACTCGTTGACCGAGCGGACGAGCAGATCGGGCGACTTGGTCAACATCCGATCGTAGTACGGCTTCGGGATCTCCAAATACTGTGCCACCTGGCCGTGCGCGTACGGAGACAGCGGGAACGCCTCTTGCCCTTGAAGGTTCAGCACCACCCGCGGGCTCTCGTTCACCGTCTCGACGACGGCCGACAGCTTCGACACGGGCGCGATGAAATCCTTCTTGGCAGCGTGCTGCCGCTCGATCTCTTGCGCCAACTCGACCAGGGACTTGCCTTGCTTTGCCATTGGAATGTCCTCTTCTCTAAACGATGGCGGAATTGCCATCGGGAGGCGCGCTCTTGCGAACGCGCTACCCGCTGACTACTCGAAGAGCGCGCGGACTCGACGGCGAGTCTCGGCTACGCCGAGGCGGCGAACGATGTGGATCGAAACCGCCGCATCGATGACGACGTAACCGATGGCCAGGACGGCAAGGGTGAATAGCATGTTGAAGCTCCTGTCGTAGTGAAGGAAAATCTGTACCCGACGCCTACAGTACAGCAATGAATTCAGGAATGCAACTATGCAGGTAATCCGTGGCGCCATTGTGGCCTCGGAGCTGCAATTCAGCGTTCCCCCCGAGGAGTTTTTCAGGCACAATTTCGGTCCGACGCGGCTGACGGTAGCCCACAAGCTGCTGGCCGCCATTGGCATCGAACTGGAAGACGTGGAAACCATGCAGCACTTTGAGCGCGACGGAAGGATGGTCATCCGATGTCGCGGCTGAAGGATGAACGAGCTAGTCCGAATCAACGTGGTGTGCGCGTACCATCGCGCCTATCCGAGCCATCCCGTGTGGCACGGATGCGGCTGCTCGGAACGACGGGAGCTTGCTGATGGCAGCGGTCGTCGCCAGCCGGCGCTGGCCGGACGTGATCGCGCCGGAGCCTGGAAACACCCGCGGTTGGCCTAGGAACGCACGACAGGTCAAGTTCGCGTTGCTGCTTGTGCGCGACGGGCTTGGGAGCACCGAAGCCTATCGTGTCGCCTTCGGGAAAGAGCGCGATGGATTGGCGGCGCGGCGGCTGCGCGCGCAACTAAGACCGTTCCTCCTGTTCTTGCAAGAGCAAAAAAACCTCGTCATGGAGCGCGAGTTCGAGGTCACGATCGAGAAGCTCGTGCGGGAAGCAGCCTCGATCGCGCTAGCTGATCGCACGACGTACTACATGCAAACGTCGATCGAAGGGATGCCGAAGTTCGTCGGCAAGCCGCCCGACGAGCTGACGCCGATTCAGAGGCTCGCTGTGAAGTCGTGGACCGAGACGCAGGTGCTCACTGACGATGGTCCGCTCATCAGCTACGAGTACGTTCTCCACGATCGCGAACACGCTCGGCAGTTCCTCGGCAAGCATCTTGGAATGCTCAGCGAAACCTTGCTCGTGGACATGATCTCGCGGCGTCAGGCAGCCGAGAGCCTCGACTTGAGCCACTTGCCGACGGAGCAGCTCGACAAGATTCAGGGGCAACTGGAAGAGATCCAGGAGCAACTCAAGGATGCCGGCGCCATTGCCGGTGAGGTCGAGAAATCGTAGAGTCGTTGAGCCAGGTGGTTCGGAGGACGGGAACGTGGACGGGAAGCAGAAGACGGTGATCGAGTTCGATTTGGCGCAAGCCATGTTGCAGTTGGTGCAGCAGAAGTTGGGAGCCCGGAGGATCGCGCGGCTCACGACCGATCAGAAGGCGAGAGTCATGGAAGCCTGCACGCAGGCTGCGGCCGAGGTTGCGCATCAGCTCGTGCGCAAGAGGCCAGAAGTGAGCCCAGGAGGGACCGCATGATCGCCTCGCGGCTGATAGCGCTGCTGCAAGTCTTCGAGTACGAAGATCCAGACGACTGGGCAGCGCTGACCGAGTCGACTTTGGATGACCTTCAGGCAGCAGGGCTGCTCACCAAAGGCGGTGGGGACGGCGTGTTCGAAGTCACAGAGAAGGGCAGGGTATTCGTAGCCGCTCTGGAACGTCTGCCGTGTCCAATCCAGAAATGGGTGATCCCCGATGCCAATCAGGAAGGCTGCTGAGCGGGAGCTGGAACGGCTGGTGCGGATGCTTGCCGCCGAAGGCGAGGAGATTGCCCTTGACGACATCCCGCACCACGGTGAGCGAGCGGTGGGTAAAGCGTTCGCCTTGGCTGTCGTTAACGGTCGCCCTGCTGCGTTCCGGCCGAAGTCGCTGAATGATCTTGGCGCACACCTGGCGTTCGTCCTACAGCGTGCGGCCAGCAGATACGAAACCAAAGCCGAGGCCGCCAGAGCGTTCGGTGTTGCGCTGACACTAGTGCATTCCTTGCAGCGGAACAACCTGGATCGGTGGCGGCTCAAGCTCATGTTGCGCGTCGCTGTGCGGATCGGCGTCCTCACGAGCGTCGAATTGCAGCTTCCGGCGAGCGCTTGAATGCCGGAATGATTTAGGGCACACTGAACGCGGGTATAGAGGGGGCGTTCAATGGCGAGCGGGTTCGTGGTCCTGCCGAAAGCACGAATCGAGGTCTGTGCGGCTGACCCGGAGTGTGAGGGTCGCATCTACCTGTGTCATCCTTATCTCGATCTGAGCGAGCCCGCCCAACCGATGCTGGTGGCGACGAACGGGCATGTATTGGCTGCGGCTCCTGTGAAGATCGAAGGAGAGGTCCCTGAGGGACCACTCTCGAAGGACGCGCTCAAGTACGTACGCGACGACGGTGATTGTCGCATGTTCTTCGACGGCGACATGCACGGCCTCAAAGGCGAGGCCATGTTCAAACGCCCACCGCCAGTCAAGTTTCCTTCGTGGCGTAAAGTCGCCGTACCGAACTCTGATCCGGTGATCTCTTTCGACGGCGCCTACCTTGATCTGATCCAAACCGAACTCGGTCGTCGAAAAGGCATTGCGCTCTCGTTCGCGCGTCTGCCAGACGGTTCGATCGACCGGGCAGCAGCGGCGCGTGTCAGGCTGACTGATAATCGCGATGTTCTCGTGCTGCTCATGCCAATGAAAATCGGGACACCATGATTGGAGTCATGCCAATGAAGAAATCGTTGTTAGTTGTTCTGCTCGTGGTCGCCCAGGTCGCTTGGGGGACCGACAGAGAGCCGTCGGGGCATCACAGTGACCACGTCACGGTCAACGATGGCGACGTTCGAGTCGATGCGTCTGGCGGTCACGCCGAAGGTGGGGCTGGGGGGCATGCCACCGCTGCGGGCGGCGACGGCGGGAGCGCGAAGCAGACCTTGGAATCCCGAGAAGATCACGACTACCTGGCCCTGGGCCTGCCTGGGCAGACCGCGGCTCCGGCCGTGGCTGGGGAGTGCTTGGAGCACGAACGCGGCGGCAGCGGCCTCTCCATTGGCGTGACGGGCCGCACGCGGCTAAACAAGGACTGCATGGCATTCAAGCAGTGCGTAGCCCTGGCCGACCGTTATCAGGCGTGGGGGCAACTACAGCTCGCCGTGGAGCAACTCGCGAAGTGCGGCGGGATCGAGGCGGCGACGCTGGCTCATCCGCCAACGGAGCCCGCCACGGACGCTCCAGAGTGCGTACCCGCGGAGTCGTTGGACCGAGCCTTCGTCGCCTGCCAGCAGGAGAAGTGACGGTGATCTTTCGCTACTACAAGCGGATCTCCGCTCCTGAGGATGGGGCGTTCTATCGGCTCTGGCCGCGGAATGAACCTTACACGGAGCCCGTCGAAGCCGAGCGTGTCGAGGGTATCGTGCTCGATCAAGAGGCAGACGTCGGTGTCCTGCTCGTGCCGGTTCCGGAGCACGTATGAGCGAGGAGTGCAGCCATCCTTGGCACCGCATGCCAGGCGTCCTAGTCGCGTGCCCGCGCTGCGGAACGACGAGGATGACCGCTGTGCCCCCGGTGGGATCGGCCCCAGCCGCTCCTCGCCGCCAACAGCAGCGCGTACAGATTCAGCTTTGCTGCGACGCTGACATCCACACAGCGATACGCGACGCGAATCGTTGGCTCACCGAAATCTCGAACGACGCCAGGATCGTCGTCAACGACATCCACTACGTGCAGCACGGCGACACGTTCTACGTGCTGATCGGGCACAGCGTGCTGTCGTGACGCAACCACGCTCACTGTTCTCGACAGAGGGCCAGCGGATCATGGATCGGCTCTTGATCCTTCAGATCGCCGAGGGGCGCGTCTTAGCACCCAAGATGCGCGCGCACACGCTGATCGCGTTGGAGATCGAGGCTGACGGCAACGGCGATCCCATGTACGGCGTGATCGGCGCGGTTTTCGCCGTGTGGAAGCCTGAGTGCATGATCTACGTTGACGGCGCACAGAGCTGGCCACTGCGTTTCATCAAGACTACGAACTCCGGGACCATCATGGTCGTGCCGGAGCGTGCGTGCTTTGAGAGCTTGTGCCGTGCTTACGGAGGGCTCACGGGCGCCAACCTGTGAAAACGAAAACCAGTGTGACTCGCTCTGGTGAGCCGTGATTGCGCGGAAAAAACGCATGGGAACGCTATGCTTATTGTGCGGGAACGAGCGCAAACGACGTTACGGCCAGAGACGGCACACATGCGACTGTGAGGAGGTCCGTCGCGAGTCAAGAGAAGGAACGCGAACTCGCTTGATCGAGCGGAGTGGAGCATGCTGATTTTGGTATACGACACGGAGACCACTGGGTTGCCCTTGTGGGAGCAACCAAGCGACGATCCACGTCAGCCGCACATCGTCCAAGTTGCGGCATTGCTGGTTGATGAGGCGACGCGCAAGGAAGTCGCGAGCATCAATCTCACCGTACGAGCTGAGGAGTGGGAGATTCCGAGCGACGTCGCGGCTGTTCATGGAATCACGCGAGCGAGGTCGTGCGAGATCGGTGTGCCGGAGGATGTCGCCCTGGACGCACTGTTAGGGTTGTGGCGGGTATCGCAACTGCGGGTAGGGCACAACGAGAGTTTCGACGCGAGGATCGTCCGTATCGCGATCAAGCGCTACGTTGGAGAGGCGATGGCTGACAGTTGGAAGGCCGGCGTTGCGGCCTGCACCGGGAAGCTCGCGGCGCCGATCATGAAGCTGCCACCGACCGAGGCTATGCGCGCCACTGGCCGCAACTGGCCGAAGATGCCGAAGCTCACCGAGGCGTACCAGTTCTTCATGGGCAAGCCGCTGGATGGTGGGCACGATGCGATGACGGATGCGCGAGCGTGCGCCAATGTGTACCAAGCGATCCAAGCCGCATCATAAGGAAGAAATGCACAACTTGGATCGTTGCAGCACCTCACGCGAGAAGCAGCCGTATTACGAACATGGCTTCTGGTGGTGGTTCGACGGCACCAGAGGTGATTGGTTTGTCGGATCGGCGCCCTACCTTGGTAGGCCGTCGTGGGCGGCCGCACGTGATGCGCCGCCACGCAAACTCGGCCGCGTGATCTACAGCAGCCGCTACGAGCCGCCGGAGTACGCGCCTTACCGCGAGCCGGACGATCCGGACGGCGAGGATTCGCGGGATTGAGGTCCGCATTCGCCAAAGCAAAACAGTCAACCAAGGAGCAATTACGTGGACGAAGAAAGCAAGTACATGATGCTAACGGTTAAGTGGGCAGCTATCGGCATCGTCGGATTCACCGTCGCATGCATAGGCAGTTGCCAGATGACCAACTACCAAATTCGCCGCGCCATCGATGGCGGCGCGCCACCGCTCACCGCAAGGTGCGCGTTCTCTAGTGATGACAGTCTGTGCGAAGTTCTGGAAGCTGCCGAAGCCGAGGCAGTCCGAAACAGAGATGCGCCATGACTACCGACAGCACCATCAAAATCGAGACTGCGAACGACTTCATGGTCGCTTTCAGCAGCAGCGGCGGACAAAAACCATGACCACCGACAGCACTGTCGAAGGCTGGCACTTCACCGGCCCCACTCTGCGAGACGGCCGTCCCCTACCTGCGGATGGCGAGTGGCTAGAGCACGCCGGACCGCTCGTGATGTGCGAGAGCGGCCTGCACATGAGCGAGCTGCTGACCGCGCTTTCCACCGAGAGTGCGGGGGGCGGCAGGCGCGGAGCCGATGCGCGAGTACGTGACCGAGCCAGGACGTGACGCTGGAGGCCCGGACGTGAGCGGCTGGTGGTGCAACGATTGCGGAGTGTCGCACGACACGAGCGCGTGCCCTGCTCCGGATTGTGGGCGGACGGTACAACGCTGGGTGTCCCCCGGCGAGGTCGCTGGCCACTGCGGCAAATGCGGAGCGCCGTACACTTACGACCCGTTATTTGGCACAACGCAGAGCAAATTCACGCCGTCGTGCAAGTGCTGGAACACGTGACATTCCCCGCGCCGGCGGCTAGGCTTGCGTGTGTGAGCAACCTCTCGAACACGTGAAGCGATGACACGCACGCGCGCGTGGTTGATCACCACGACCGCCGAAAGATGGGCCTGGGCCATCACGCTGATCCTCGAACCGCAACAGGCCGGCGTACCCGCGCGCCGGAGTTCAGCGCCCAGGTTTGTTCTACTGGCTGGCCCGGCCAGGTCACATCGCAGGGCAACGAGGCAACAAAGATGGCAGGCGACGCGCACAACGTGCGCAAACCAATCCTAAGTCATTGATTCGAGCATTGTAGAACTAACAAAAACATCTCGTAAGTTGTTGAAATCCCGCTCGTGGTATAATGGTACACGTGCCAATCCGCTGATTGGCGTGGGTACAGAACCAGGAGCGTTCCATGAAGCGTCACTATGACTCGCGCCGTGAGGCGCGCACCGCGCTGCTCGAAGCCGGCTACTGGCCGACTGCAACGCTGACCGGAGAAGTGTGGGCGAAGCGCACTTCGCCGAAGTCCGACAAGAAGGAGATTGTCACCGAGATAGTCGAGGCCGACGAGCGTCACGTCGTGCGCTCACTATGAGCGACGATCATTACGACGCGGTGCGAGAAGCACTCCCAGAAGTGCTGCCGCCGCTTACGAGTCACGAGGCATCGAGGGCAGTCAAGAGATTGTGGAAACACTTCGCCAAGCGCGACCACAGTGGGCGTGTTCGTCGGTGCTGGATCTCCACTCGGCCGACCAATCGCAGAGGCAAGCGCCAACGTATTTTGAATGACCAGGTGTTTTACGTGGGGCCGATGCGTGGATGGGCGCGGTTGATACACGATGTATCGCACGGAATCTTTGCGCGGACCTATCCCGACCGACGACCACACGATCCCTTGCACTCGCACTACGAGACCGAGGTCGCGAAGTACGTCGTCGAGAAGGGCTGGCTCGAAGGCAAGCTCAGGCCGCGTCCGCCGAAGAACCGCGAGCCGAAGGCCAAGCCCACGAGCGCTGACAAGCTCGCGGCCGTCGAGGCGTCGATCAAGCGGTGGCAGACGAAGGCGAAGCGCGCAGCCACGGCCCTGAAGAAGTTGGAGCGCCGCCGTCGTGGGTTGATGAGGGCCACGGCAGCCGCGTAGACTGACCGGGCGTGGGGCGATAGGCCCCACGCCCGAGGAGCGGAACGCCATGACGGCACGAACTGATGAGGACGTGAAGGCCGCGATCACGAAGGCGATCAAGAACGGAGCGCCGACGATCTACGACATCTCGATCGCGACAGGAGTGGAGTACGCGCAGGTCGTGCGGGTGGTCTTGAAGGGACTCGCGAGCCATACCTATCGACTCGCCGTGAATGAGCGGGATGGAGTTCCTGACAAGTCAGTCGGTGATTGCGGAGCCAAGCCAGCGGGCTGATCTCCGTTCAGTCGTCAAGAAGCAGCTCACACAAGTCGCAGCCGAGCGCGCGCGCCGCGATCTGCGGCTGTTCATGCGGCAAGCCTGGCCGGTCATCGAGCCAAAGGAGTTTCAGTCGTCCTGGGCTCTTGATGCAATCCTGGATCATCTCGCCTACGTCACGTTCGGCGACATCCGCAACCTCATGATCTGCGTGCCCCCGAGATCGACGAAGTCGTTGGCAGCATCCGTGGCATGGCCCGTGTGGACATGGCTGCTCGATCCCACGGTGCAATTCCTCTATGCGTCCTACGCTCACGACCTCGCGCTACGCGACGCAGTTAAGAGTCGTCGGCTGATTCAGTCGGCGTGGTTCAAGGAGCGCTACGGCCGTTTGTTCTATCTCGACCCGCGCGACAACCAGAAGCATCGCTACACGAACAACCACGGCGGCTATCGCATCTCGACATCTGTGGGTGGCGTCACTACGGGTGACGGTGGTTCGATCATAGCTGTCGACGACCCCCTGAACGCAAAGGATGCCTACTCTGATGCGGTTCGCCATGAGTGTCTGTCGTGGTGGGACAACTCGATGCGGTCGCGTCTCAACGATCCGAAGACTGGCCAGAAGGTTCTGATCGGGCAGCGGCTCCACGACAACGATCTGTTCGGCCACGTGCTAGCGACCGAAGAGGACCGCTGGACGGTGCTCACCCTACCGATGGCGTTCGACCCGGCGCGCAAGTGCGTCACGTATTTCAACCCGCAGGGGGTGAAGCCAGAGGGACCGATCTGGGAAGACCCGCGCACTGAGCGCGGTGAGCTACTGAACCCAGATCGGTTCGGACCAGAGGAGGAAAAGGCCGAGCGGAAGGCGATGGCGCCGTCCGACTACTCCGCGCAATACCAGCAAGACCCGTCGAGCGGCGGCGGCCTGATCCTGAAGAAGGGCTGGTGGCGTCAGTGGGTCTACCCGCAGGATCACGCCGAGGCCGGCAAGCCGATGCCGCTGCCGGAGTTCATCGAGGTCATCTCGGTTTATGACACGGCGTACGAGGAGGACGAGGAGAGCGACTTCTCGGCGCGCACGACGTGGGGTCTCTTCAACTACAGCGAGAGTACCAGAGCCGGTGATGAGATCGTGTGCGCGTTGCTGCTCGAACGGTTCAACGATCGTGTGGAGTTCCCAGAGCTGAAGAAGGAAGCGATCGAGCATCACCACGAGTACAAGCCCGATTACACTTTGATCGAACGCAAAGCGTCCGGGCATTCCTTGATTCATGAGCTACGCAAGGCAGGCATCCCGGTGCGCGCCGTGACGCCTGGTAGCAGGGACAAAGTGTTTCGCGCCCACATGGTCGCCGAAATCTTGCGATCTGGCCGGGTGTGGTACGTGCCTCGCGTGTGGGCCTACGAGGTCATCGACCAATGCTCGCGGTTCCCGCGTGGTGAATTCGACGATCTTGTCGACACCGTGGTCATGGCGCTCGCCTACATCCGCCGCCTCAATATGATCGAGCTGCCGGATGACGAGAAGCGGGACGAGCTGAAGCTGTTCTACGAGGGACGCAAGTCAGTGTACGGATAGGAGAGCGCAAGCTTTGCGGACAGCGCGTGAGGCGGTAGACTCTGTGCCGTCAGTTGGCGGGAGCCCGTAACCGATGGCCACGCGAGAAGACTTGCTCTCCACCGTCACGGAGATGCCCACCTTCGCTCCCCCTGTCGAAGAAACCGCCAAGAACGTCATCCAGCGCCATCCCGACGGCACCATTACGATGGTCCCGAAGGAGCAGTACGGCCAGTACCGAAAGATCAGCCACGACCTCGGCGAAGAGCCACCGCCCGAGGACTGGAACGAGAACTTGGCCGACGGACTTTCTCCGAACGAGCGGATGCGCATCGCCGACGAGCTGATCGAGTTCTTCGACATCGATGAGCAGGTCCGTCAGGACCACTTCAAGCGGATCGAAGACGCGCTCACGCTGCTCGGCGTCAAGGACCTACCAGAAGCCGGCGCGCCGTTCCCAGGCGCCGCTACGGTCACGCATCCGCTCATTGCCGAAGCCTGCACGCAGTTCCAGGCACGCGCGATCGAGGAGTTGTTCCCGCCCGGTGGGCCGGTGAAGCCTTACATCGTGGGCAAGGGCGATGAGAAGCGGATCGCGCAAGGCGACCGGCTCGCCGAGTACATGAACTACCAGATGACGGAGCAGGACGGCGAGTATTACTGGTCAACGGATCAGATGCTCTTCTACCTGCCGGTCTCAGGGTCCGCCTTCAAGAAGTGCTTCATCGATCCGATCACCGGCATGACGACTTCGCGGTTCGTCACGGCCGAGGATTTCGTCGTCCCGTATCACGCACGCACGCTGCAACACGCGAGTCGGTACGCGCACCGCTACGAGATGCACGCCAACGATGTGATGCGGGCGCAGGCGACCGGAGCGTTTCTGAAGGACGCCAGGCTGATCGACGCCCCGCGGCTCGTGCGAGAGCAAGACTACTTCGGACGCGGCAGCATGGAGGACGTGTCCGACGACCGTGCCTCGGTCCAACACGAGGACGACGTCATCTACACGATGATCGAG